GGCGGGACAGTCCTGCACCACGGCGCGTTATCTCACTACGAGGGGTTCATCGAAGTTCGCAACAACACCCTGGAGCTGACGCCGATCAAACACCCGGTGCAGGGGCCGACGGCTTGCGACATCACGTTCAATTTTCTCGCCGGCAAGACGGATCTGATTCGCCGCGTGCGCTGGGATGACCGCCTGAAGGTATGCGAGCACCAGGCGTTCTTCCTGCGGTGCAAAGCAGCCGGTGTTCGCGTGGGCTACGTGCCTCACGTCCAGATAGATCACAAGCACGAGAGCCCGCCAGCGTATTCGTACTACCGCAAGGCGCGCAGCAACGAGTACTTCGCACTGTTCAAGGAGCTGTACGGCTTCGAGGACGTTTGCGGATCACTGGCAGCATAGGAGAGAGTCATGGCATTTCTTGTCGAGGATGGGACCGGGCTGACGGCAGCAACGTCGTACGTCTCAGTTGCGGCAGCAGACACGTATCACACTGCCCACGGGGCACCGGCAACGTGGACGGCCGCGACCACAGCGACTAAGGAAGCCGCGCTGATGGCTGCGACCGTATACATGGACGCCGTTTACACATGGGTGGGAAGCATCGCCGTCGACACGCAGGCGCTCGGGTGGCCGCGCGTGAGCGCCGTAGACGCAGAGGGGCGCGACGTAGCCTCTACAAGCGTTCCTGCGAAGGTAGCCGACGCTTGCGCCTACCTGGCGAACCAGCATCTCACGACTCCGCTGACGGACACGTATACACGCGGCGACGGCGTCAAACGGCAGAAGGTGGGGCCGCTGGAGATCGAGTACAACGACTCGGCGCGGCCTGGAACGTGGATGCCGTATGCAAAGCAGATCATACAAGACCTGATCACGAATGTTGCCGGCCAGGCAACGCTGACGCGGGCATAAGCCATGTCGTTTGACTATTCCAGCTTTTCTGACCTTGCGGTGAGCATGATCAACCAGTTCGGGCGATCTGTGACGCTGCGGAAGCGCACGACGACAGTAGCAACGCCTGACGTCCCGAGCGACGTAACGGTTACGAACACGGACACAACGGTCCTTGCTGTGCGGACTGAATTCCGCGCGGACCAGATCGACGGCGAGCAGATTCTTGCTCAGGACCGGCTGTACCTTGTCGCAGCCGCAGACGTGAGCGAGGCGCCGGAGCCGAGCTGGCAGCTCATCGACGGAAGTTTGACGTATACGGTGCTCAATGTGGAGCGGACTGCGCCTGGAGATACGGACGTGCTGTATCAGCTTCACGGGAGAGCGTAGGGAGCGCCCACAATGCGCAAACCAAGCTTGATGGCTATATTCCCACTGGGGAACGCCAACGACGCTCAGATCGGCTATTTGGAGCTCTGATGGCAAAGACGATTGACAACTTCGCACAGTTCAAGAGTGCTGTCGCAGGCTTCTCTGATGAGTTGGAGGAGCAGGCCAACGACTTCAAGGCCATGCTTGCGCTGAAGATTGTTCAGCTGGTCACTGAGATGTCCCCAATAGACACGGGACTGTACAAGGGCAACTGGCTTGCTGAGATCAACCATCCGGATATGCGGGAGCTGAAGACGCCGGACAAGGATGGGGAGCGGACGGCCGCGAGAGCTACCAGCAAGATCGATAGCGCGCAGCCTGGGGAAGACATCTGGATCACGAACAACAAAGTCTACGCCCCATTCCTTGAGTTCGGGACTGAGCACATGGCACCGAGGCGTATTCTCGGAAGGGCACTGGCGCTTGTGGATCAGATCGGCAAGCGGCCCAGGCGCGGCCTGCGATCTGCAAAGAAGCTCACGGGCAGAGCCGGTAGGAGACGGTGATGGCAGTTGCAGACTACGAGGCGGCAAGCGAGATCCTGATTGAGCGCTTCAAGACACAGTGGGACATAACTCACCCGGAAGTGAGTGGCGCACGGGACGTTCCGGTTGCGTGGCCCAATGTGACGTTCGACCCTCACAAGGACTTTGACGAGGGGACGCAAGACGGGTGGGTGCGTTTCACCATCCTGATTTCTGGCGCACTGCAAGCAAGCGCAAGCGGAACCAAGGTGCGACAGCGTACTGTTGGAGTTGTTGAAGTCCAGGTATTCACGCCCAGCGGCACGGGAGATCGAACGGCGGCGAGTATCGCGGACGACGTAGTGTCAGCCCTACAGTTCCAAACGCTTGACGGCGTTGTCATTTCCACGGCGACGCCGATGCCGGTAGGCGAGACAGGCGAGGGCTTTTACCAGGTCAACGTCAGCGCCAACTTCCGGTATGACACACTCGTAAAAGCCAGTCAAATGATCACTGGCAATTGGGAGAACCCGGTGCTTATAGGCACGATCCGACTATTCGAGGATACGACCAACGATATTCTGAGAACCAAGACTGGGTCAGATCCTACGAGCGTGACGGACGGCGTCGAGATGATTCAGGCCGATACGCCTGAGTTTATCGCTACGTGGGATTCGCCAATACTGATCGGAACGAAGCGTCTATGGCATGACGTGACGAACGACGTTTTGCTTGTGAAGACGGGTTCCGATCCAACAAGCGAGTCCGACGGGCTTACACTCTCACGAGCGTTGGCAGACAGCGGAACATACGCGATCATCTGACCCGTAGGGGTCAATTTCAGGAAGGAAGCTATCACAATGGGAGCCGAGGCCAATCGGATGCAACCTTCGTACCTCCGTGAAGTAGACTGGGGTACGACGCCGAGTTCTCCTTTCCAGGAGTTCCCGTACACGGGAGGAGGATTCCCGCACGGGTCTGAAGAGGTGCGGTCGCAGACAATCCGCGACGATGCGCAGCTTGGAGATTCGAAGCGCGTAGGATTGTCGCCGGCAGCGAACTACGATTTTGAGTTCGCCGCCAACACGTACGACGAGTTCATTCGCAATGTCATCCGCAGCGACGCAGACTGGACGGCCGACCTGGCAATCTCTGCGGCTGATATTTCCTTCGACAACGCTGGCCAGACGATTGACTCAGTTGCCGGCGATTTCGGGAGTGTTGCTATCGGCCAGCTTGTGAAGGCCGCGGGGTCGTCTGAGGCTGCGAACAATCAGTGGTGGCGCGTTACTGCGGCCTCTGCCTACCAGTTGACTCTTACTGGCGGGACCGTTGCTGACGATGTCGCAGGGGACACCATCACCGTCAACGGGTCGCAGCTACTCAACGGGTCTACGCTGTCGTCTGTGTCTCTGCAGCAGAATTACGTAGACCAGACGACTCTCTGGCACATCATGACCGGCTGTCGGTGCAACGCTTTCTCCCTTGCTCAGACGGAGGGTGGGATCATCACCGGCTCTGTTGCTTTCGACGGCAAGCAGCGTGCGCAGGCCGCTGCAGGCGGAGGCGATACAACGACGATAGCAGCACCGTCGAAGGACGTGGTCACGGAGGTTGACGGGTTCGAGACCGTGTGGATTGATGACACGGCAATCACAACGGATGTCTTCGCACTGAGCCTTGCCGTCGCCACAGCCACCAGACCGCGCAAGGCGCTGGGGAGCCTTCCCAGGACGGCGATGGGCCTCAACTCTCCGAACATAACCGGGGCTATCGAGATGTACCTGGAAGACGCCACGTGGACGTACGACGCCACTTATCAGGACTTCACCGCTTTCAGCCTGATGTTCAGCTTGGACATGCAGGGCGGCGATTACTACATCTTCCAGCTTCCGCAGTGTCACTTCACCGAAGAGCCGGCAACCAATCCTGGCCTGGACAACGATCTGATGCTGTCTTTCTCGTTCGACTCTGAGCCTGGCTCTGCATACGGGGCCGCCAGCGACGAGAAGATGATTCAGGTTTGCCGCGTCTTGGCCTAGCCGACACCCTACGGAATGCGGGGGCCGGTACACCTCCGCAGCGTCACCGGTGACAACGGGCAGGGGCGGTTGTAGGGTTCCGTCCCTGCTCACCTAACCCTACAGAGGAGCATCATGCGCACAACAGAAGAAGTAGTGAAGGAAGAGCAGGATTCGCTTGACCTGTACAAGGCGTTTGCTGTTGACGTGGACGAAGAGAAAGAGGGCCGCTGGTTCGAGAACTTCGTGCCTGGCTTGGACCTGAAGATTGCCAGGCAGAACAACACGATCTATCAGCGTTTCTTCGGCACGGAGCTTGAGGCTGCGCAGCTCAAGGCGCGCGACGAGGGAGGCGAGCTGACGCCGGAGATCACTGAGAGCATTATGAACCGGGCCATTGCCAAGGCCATTCTGGTGGACTGGCGCGGCAACGGGACAGCAGGGTTGAATTTCAAGGGCGAGCTTCTGGGCTACACGTACGAGAACGCCTTGTCGATCGTAGGCGATCCGGAGATGCACGAGTTTCGCGACCGCGTGTGGCAGCGCGCCGGCAACTTCGAGAATTTCCTCAAGAGCCGGGAGAGGGCCGACGCAAAAAACTGACAGACGCGCTCCGGTGGATGCTCCAATGGGCGCCACACCTTGAGCGCCTGCAGAAGAAGCGTAGGCACGGAAAAGACAGCCCGGCAGCACGGAAGGCACTGAATGACCAACCTGACGTTGACGGTCATCTGCAGTGGATATGGGACGCCTTCTGGACGCTGTCGGGCGGCCGTACGTACGGTGGGGGGATGTCGCCTGTCCCCAACGGGATCAGCTTCGAGAGCATTGACGCATATGCAAAGAGGGCACGATTGACCGGGTGGGAAGAGTTCAGCCGCTTCGAGCGAACCGTCAGGGCAATGGACAGCGCTTACATCGCTGACGCTGTGAGGAAGGCAAAGAGCAAGGGTCCGAAGAAATGACACAGGCAGTATTCGGCGTACGGATAGACGCGCAGACGCACGCAGGCGCGCAGAAGGCAGCGCGGGACTTCAACAGCGTCACGGCTGCGGCGAAGAAGACGACGAAGTCCGTAGACGGCTTTGGGCGCACATCAAAGGGTGCGGCGGGTGGCATCAAGTCGATGGCGTCCGCTCTCGCCGGTCCGCTTGGGCTGACGGTTTCTCTCGCTGCTGTCGGTGCTGCTGCGTTTGCCGCCTCGCGTAAGGCGCAAGCCTTCCAGAAGTCCATTGCCGAGATCAGCACGCTACTCCCCCAAGGTAGCGCCGACGTTGCTATCCTTCGCGACCGCATCAATGAGCTGTCCGTACAGTTCGGCGCGATGCCGGTTGACACCGCCAAAGCCACTTACCAGATCATCTCTGCCGGCGCGGCAACGGCCGCAGAGGCTACAGCGGTTCTAACTGCTGCGAACAAGCTCGCAGTGGGTGGCGTCACTGACGTTGCTACTGCTGCTGACGGCCTGACGACGGTGCTCAATGCTTGGGGGCTCGGGGCGTCAAAGGCTGGCGATGTGTCTGATTCGCTTTTCACTGCCATGAAGCTGGGTAAAACGACAATCGGAGAGCTATCCGAGAGCCTGTCTTTCGTTGCCGCTGCTGCTGCTCAGACAGGGATCTCTCTTGAGGAAGTGCTGGCCGCTACTGCTGCGCTGACAAAGGGGGGTGTCCCTACGCGCAGGGCCATGCGCGGCCTTACGCAGGTCATTGCTTTGACCATCAAGCCGTCCAGCGAAGCGAGAAAGATGGCCGAGTCTCTGGGGCTGCAGTTCGACGCCACAGCTCTCAAGGCGAAGGGGCTTGCCGGGTTCCTGGACAGCGTAGCAAAAGCAACGGGTGGAAGCACCGAGAAGATTGCGCAGCTCTACGGGGGCGTGGAGGCGATGCTCCCGGTCATGTCGTTGACTGGAAAGGGCGCGCAGGACTTCAACGCTGTGCTTGACGCCATGACGAGGAAGGCTGGGGAGACGGCCGAAGCTGTTGCGAAGATGACGGCGACGGATGCCTTCAAGCTTGACCAGGCTAGATCTGAATGGGAGGTCTTCACTACTGACGTTGGCAGCATGATTGTCAAGAATATCATGGGGCCGATAGCAAAGGTTGGGATTGCATTCGCGGAAGCACAGCGCGGCGCAGTGAGCGGAGAAAGCTCGTCTGGCGGCGGTGGCATCGGTAGCCTCTTGCTTTCCCGTCCCGATTTCATGGCACAAGACGAACAGGCTGCCGCCAGATTCTCTGAGCGATATAAGGCTTCTAGTGATGAGTTCGAACGGCAGAACACAGCGCACCTGAAGTTTTACGAGGTTGGAATTGGTGGTCCTTCGGATATAGACTTCGGCACTGAAGAGATGC